GTAAAAAATAGCCTGGAATCATGCTGTCTGTGGCGGACGCGAAACGGCGCGAGCAAATGGCGGGGACTGAGATGCGGCCATTAGTCCCGTCAGCACCACGACCACTCCCGGGAGCGATGCCGGAAATGGCGCTTGGAGTATTACAAAACGCGCTAACGTCCTCCACAGGAGCAAACGAAACGGCGAAGAACGAGAAGGCAGCGTATGGGGCGGCGTCCGAAGTGATGCGTGATGACCCAGCCACGCGACAGCTGAAAGTGCACGTGAGCGTAACCGCGATTGCAGAGCTGGAGGAGAGGTACAAACGTGTCAGAAGAAAGAAATGCGCATGTAAATGGCTTCAAGCGATTTCCTCGGCCTTGGTCCTGACAACCTCGATCGCGATGTCAATCGTCACAGCTTCGACGTGGGTTGAGAACACCCTTGTGAAGAACGGGGTGCCAGTGTATATGATTATCAGTGGGTTAACGACGGTTGCGATGGTTGCGGGTCGGATGCATGCACATGCTAGGACCGCAACGCGTACGATAAAGCGCGATTTGGTAAAGAAGAAATCGTATGTACAGCTGGCGGTGGCGATGGGCACCCCTCTCCCAGGAACCGTCGCGGCGCCCGCGAAGGCCGGCACGTCCGTTGGGGCAGCGTCGATCGTGGACGACCTCGTGGCTAGAGGCTGGCAACCTCTACCCTAGAGAGGTGGCGCACCTTCGCGATGGGTGTGTCCGCGTTTCCAGGTGCTCTGATAC